AGACGGTTGTTCGACTGCCCCAAGACAGGCAAGGGTTTGAAGGGCCATTGTGGTATCTGCAAGGCGGGTTGTTTCTCGCAAACTACCATTGGCAAGCGCAAGACTATTCTTTTGCATCAACACTAAGTGTCACACCTGTGACAAAGGAGAATGTTATGATTGAAGATAATCAAAAGGTGCGTGTCTATTGGAACCTGCACAAGAAGTGTTACTCTGTGCAGTCATGTGAGACAGGGCGTGTCATTGCACATAAGACTGCTTTGACATTAGCTGATCCTAAATTTGTCATCCGCAAGGCTGGACAGAATAAGGTGAGACAAGAGGGCAGGAAGAATGTACACGCATTTGTTGTGGGGTATTTTAGTCACCGCAATGGTCTTGCTAGATTTCCCAAGGCACAGAAGGTTACATATAATCCATACAGGAATGATACTTTTGTGTTTGCCAAGACACAGGAACCTGTGCTACAAGCATATGTAGCAACTATGGGTACAAATAATGGAAAGCCTAGTATGTGGGCAGAGGAGATAAGTAATGGTGAGGATCAGGCCAGTTAATCCTGTAGCACGTGCAATGGCACAAAACCGTCGTCGTGCGCAGGTTGTGCCGCCCAAAAGGGGCAAGGGTTCATATAATAGAGAAAAGGAGAAAGTAGATGTACGGAAACATGAATCAAGTCAAGCGTCCAGCACGGAAGCAACCGATTAAGCGTCGTAGCCAGCCGTGGAAGATTGCACGTTCAGCGCAACGTCGTGACAAGCAATACCGTCAGAACGCAACCTTTGCTACTGGCAGTGGTAAATCAAGGTTAAACAGAGGTTAATTGTCACAGGTGTGACACTAAGGAGTTAAACATGGATTACACAGTAGATGATTACAATGTAAATGTTTTTCGGGGTCATGTTCGTGAGGATGGGCGCATTTTACACGGCATCCGTTCCGATGGTGTGTTAGAATGGCGCAAGCCCGATGCATACAAGAAACACGAGCAGAAAAGAGCAAAACGCAACGCCAATAAAAGACTGCGGCGTAAACATTGGCTGTCTCGTTTCAAGTTGCATCATGGGTGTAGCGTATGTGGTGCGAAAAATCTTCACCCGATAATGCTTCAAATGGATCACATTGATCCGTCCACAAAGGTTGCCAACGTAAGTGATCTTACTACTGGTAGTCTGAAACGCTTCATGGAAGAGGTGCGCAAGTGTCGCGTCATTTGTTTTTTGTGTCATGTAAAACACACAACAGAACAACGTAAAAGAGGAGAAATAAAGTGAGTAACATTTGGAACATGATTATGGACAGCAGGTACAACCCACTGCGCCATATACCTGACACAAACACACGGCATCTGATAATGCAGATGCTGGCGTGGATGTGGTGTATAATCTTTAGCATGTGGATGGGTAGCATCGTGGTGTTTGGCATCAGTGCCATAGCCCATGCACTGCTGATTGCTGGCGTGTTCATCACTGCTGGCGTGTTTGAAACAGCCAAGCGTAGGCCGCAGTATTTTGGTGGGCTGGGTAGAGGTGATGGTGGTGAGCATGACTAAATACTGGCACAAAGCAAGACACTACTACCTCACGCATGACGGAATTGAGATGTTTTTGTTCGCATGTATATGGGCTTTCTTAGGATGGTCATTGTATCACTTTATAATAGGATTGATTGGGAGGTTTATGTGATGACTAGAAAAACTTTACAAGGCAGACGACTACAACTTTTACACATACACGCATTGATGGACGAAATAGATTATCTTGACACTATTATTAAACCACAAGACTGTGGTCATTTAATCACCTGTCGTGATGTGTTAGAGGCACACCTTGACCAACTTATAAAAGAAAGGGAGAATAAATAATGAAAAATAAAAAGTGTAAGATAAAACTAGAAGGCCACGAGATTGAGCGTATGCGTAGCATCGTCAATACCATCAAAGATTTTAACAATACCACATCTGACAAGGCTTCTATTGATTATGATACCATTCGTGAACTAGATGGTGCTGATGATTTTCTTGCTAGGCTTTTTGGTTTATACCAGCCAAGTGATGAAAATTTTACACGTAACTGGTACATAGATTATCAGTGGGATGAGGAGGCAGATTGATGTTTGCAGAAGCACTCGTATGCCTTGCACTCAACGTGTATCACGAGGCCCGTGACCAGCCCTTTATTGGGCAGGTTGCGGTAGCACAAGTGGTAATGAACCGTGTCGCTGACGACAGGTATCCTGACACAGCCTGTGAGGTGGTCATGCAAGGCCCAACATACTCATGGAATGTTGACTTTCCTGTACGTCATCGTTGCCAGTTTAGCTGGTACTGTGACGGCAAGTCAGATGCTACACCGGATGAGGGTGCGTGGCAGATGGCAATAAAGATTGCTCATGGTGTATACTATGGCAATTTAGATGACTTCGTAGAGGGTGCTACTCACTACCATGCTGTCTATGTCCTGCCCGAATGGGCAGAGAGTAAAACACCTATAGTGCAAATAGGAGAACACATTTTTTATAGGTGGGATTAACTTGACTTTATCTATGCTTTGTTGTATAACAGAGTATCACTTGCCCATTTGGGCTTTAACTGTCACAGGTGTGACAAATGCAAAGGAGAAAAAATATGCCATTAGATTTTACAGCCGAAGAACTGATCCCCGATCACATTAACTTTCCTGTAGTGTACGAGGATACTAACTTTCACAAATCAAAATACGTAATCAACGGTAATACAGGGGAGTACCTTGGGATCGTTGGTAAGAACTTTACGTGTGCAAATCACGGTGACTTCTTTACCCGTGCGCACAGTGCAGTTACAGATCACCTTGGTGAAGAAGTGTGTGACAGCATGAATCTTAAATTTCGTACTGCACGTAATAATGCATGGGTTATGATGGAGATGATTATGCCTAATGTTCTGCGCAGGATTGTAACGGACAAGCATACGACTACCATTGCTCCTCGTCTCATTGCTTTGCATGGCATTGACGGTAGCTGTTCAAATCAGGTGTACTACGGAGCCATTGATTTTTTCTGTACAAACGGAATGATCACTGGCGACTACGACAGTATCAAACGTAAAAATACTACTAACTTTGACTTGGAAAAGTTTGTAAGAGAGTTAGAAGACACTATGTCTAATTTTGATACTAACGCTGACATGTATCAGAAGTGGGCAAAAAAGAATTTGTATACTGTTGATGTGAACGAAATGCTCAAGTCAATTATGTCAAGCGAAAAAGCAGAGAAAATGTTTAGCTTGTATAATCACGAGACTGTGACACGTGGTCGCAATGTATGGGCTTTATACTCTGCATTCACTAGCTACGCTAACCCTCTGAATGTAAACACTAATGGCTTTGCACTTCGCCGCACAGGTAATGACACACAAGCACAGAGCCTGTGGAAGCGTGAGCAAGAAGTATCAAGCTGGATTAACACTTCACAGTTTCGTGAAATGGCAGCAGCATAATGGCATACTGGTACACCGAAGAAGGCGATATAGGTGCAGAAGAATACCTAAAAGAAAACAATATCAGGTATGAATGGGTGGAGGGAGCAGTTAGTATGATGTACGTGTGGAATGAACACAATAAGCAGTACATCTACTGGCCCTCAACTGGTCGCTGGAAAGCTAGGTTTTCTCGCAATAGCACTGCATATCGTAGCAAGGGCGTAGAGGATTTTCACAAAAGGTTTTTAAACAACGTCTTTAAAAAAGAGGAGAAGAAAGATGAGGATGTATAAGATTACCTTTTCACCCAATAAGTTTCATGGTGAACTAACTTGGTACGGGAAGGCAAGCCACAGTGAACATGCTAAATCTAACCTTATGTTGGATTGGCATCGTGCTTGTACGACACGAGGTTTAAATTTGAAAAGGGCAGAGATCACAGAAATTCACGAGGAGATAGTGTCATGGCAACCAAGTATGATCTACAAGGACTAGCCGATGATTACTATTCTTCCTACGAGTTCAATAACTTACGAGAAGAAACTAAGAAACAGTATCAATACCACATTGGTATCATGCTCGACACTGTGATCGACAGCAAAGCCATTCGGGATAGACAATGTGACAAAGTGTCATCCCGTCTGGTCAAGCTGGCCTACAATCAGTGGTGTGAGAGAGGTGTTCAAATTGCTAATCACGTGCTGTCAGCGTCTCGTATCTTATTTAATCATGGATTGAACATGGAGATGGTGTTAGTTAATCCATTTCTAGCGGTCAAAAAACGCTCTGTGAGGCCTCGTAGGACTGTCTGGGGTAGGGAGCAAGTACAACGGTTCCTAGAGGCGGCGTATGGCGATTATAACACCCGTAACGTGGGTTTGATTGCGCAAATGGCATACGAGTGGTGCCAGCGTCTTGGTGACATAAGATTACTTCAATGGGACTCTATACAATTTGATAAGTCTCGTGTACACATTGAGCAGTCAAAGCGTAGGGCAGAGGTTTTTTTGCCTATATCCGACGACTTATTAGAGATGTTGGCACAACAGCAAGAAGACTTCGGTTTTCAAAACTATGTGGCACCTATGACATTACCTATTCGGGGTGTTTATCAACCTTATACATTACACCGCTTACCAAAAGTGGCACGTAGAATAATGCGCGAGGCTGGTTTACCAGAAGAATTGAGACTATCTGATTTGCGTCGAACTGGCACAACAGAAATGGTAGACGCTGGTGTTGGTATGGCACAAATAATGTCGGTTACAGGACATGCTAACCCACAGAGTGTAAAGCCATACATGAAAAATACTTTCACCAGTGCAGATTTAGCATTGACGGCTCGTAAAAACCATGATATATAAACATCGTGATTGCCCAACGGACCTATATATAAACATATATAATGGAGATATGTAATGGATGTACGTACATTTGTAGAGGACTTAGGGATAGCCAGTGGCGATTCTCGTAGACTTAACTGTCCCGTTTGTAAGTCGTACAAAACATTTACTGCTACTAATAATATGGGGTCTTTGTTGTGGAATTGCTACAAAGCCTCGTGTAGCGTTAGTGGTTCTATTCGTTCTCGTTTATCTGTGGAGGATATTCGTAGGATGAAAAGTGTCACACCTGTGACAAATGATTTTGTATTACCTGAGTTTATTGTACCACACGATAATCGTAGGTCTGTGTTAGATTATGCAGACAGGTGGAACATCAGTGCAGATAATCTTATGTATGATGTCAAAGAACATAGGGCTGTGTTTGTGTGTTATCACGCTAATACACCAGTTGACGCTACAGGTCGTGCATTAGGTCGTAAGTTACCTAAATGGAAAAGATATGGAAATAGTGGCTTGCCATTTGTTCATGGACGTGGTAATGTCGCTGTGGTTGTTGAGGACTGTGTGAGTGCAGTCGTTGTTGGTGAGTACGATTCCTTTGTCGGGGTTGCGATTCTTGGAACTTCCCTCTCTGAATCGCATAAAGGGTATCTCTCGCAGTTCTCGACAGCCGTCATGGCATTAGACCCCGATGCTTTACCTAAGACACTCCAATACGCCAAGGAGTTACGTGGTTACGTACCAAACGTAAAAGTTTTACGTTTAAACTACGACATAAAATACCGGAACCCCGTAGATGTACAAAAAATGCATCTATTTAAAGACAAAGGAGAAATAGAATGGAATTATCAATTATTAGGAGCCTGATGGACAAAGAGTTCTACGATGCACATCGTGGTGCTAAATGTCCTGACAGGTTGTTTAATCCAGAAAACCGTAAGATAAAGAAAACGATTGATTTAGCAATGGATCGGTATGAGAGGACGGTGACCCCAGAGGAAGTGGAAGCACTCTTCTTATCAAACAATCCAACACTAACACCATCAAATAAGATAGCTTATTCTGCCGTGTTTAATAACATTAAGAAAGAAAACCCTATGGGCAGCGACGTGGCACAGGAGGTCTTATCTAAGTTGTTTCAACAAGTTGTAGGCACTGACATAGCTGAATTGGGATTTGAGTATGTTAATGGTGATCAAAGCAGCATGGAGTCTTTGAGAAGACTTTTAGAGCAGTACAATGATGATTTCTTGCCTGATATGAATGTAGAGTGGGATGACATTGACATTGATACACTTCTTACTAAGAATGATCTTGAGGCACGTTGGACATTTAATATTCCTACGCTTGCAGGGCATGTGGAAGGAGTTAACGCTGGTCATTTGATTGAGATTGGTGCTAGGCCTAATACTGGCAAGACATCATTCCACGCCTCTTTAATTGCTAGTCCAAATGGTATGGCAGCGCAGGGTGCTGACTGTATAATTCTGTGTAATGAAGAGGGTAGCCATCGTGTTGGCGCACGTTATTTGACGGCAGCCACAGGTATGACTATGCGTGAAGTGAAGGCTAATCCTAGCAAAGCACGTGATCTGTACGCACCTATAAAAGAACGTATTAGGATTAAGGACGCCACAGGTCGTGATATGTCATGGGTTGAGTCAGTATGTAAAACGTATAAGCCTGATGTAATTCTTCTTGACATGGGCGATAAGTTTGCACGACAGGGTGGCTTTGCTCGTCCTGATGAAGCACTAAAAGCCAATGCAATTCACGCACGTATGATTGCCAAGCAGTACGAGTGTGCTGTTTTTTACATGTCGCAGCTTTCTGCAGAAGCAGAGGGTAAGGTAATTCTTAATCAGGCAATGATGGAGGGTTCAAGAACAGGTAAGGCAGCAGAGGCTGATTTGATGATCCTGATTGCAAAGAACCCAGCCAAGCAAGATGATGACCCCAATGCTCCAGAAGATTTACAACGTCACATAAATATTGTAAAGAACAAGTTGAGTGGATGGCACGGGGTTGTGCATTGTGAATTAGACTATCGCACAGGACGGTATATGGTATGATACAGCAATTCTTGTTTGATCTTGAAGACTATGATCTAGTTAAAGGAGACGGAAAAACTTGTAATAAATGTAAAAAACATCTACCTTTTTCGGCTTTTAGTTGGCACTCTGGAGCAAACTACTTGCGTCCCGAATGTAAAAAGTGTAATACAGAGTTAGGAAAAATACGTGACGAACTTAGAAAAAAATATGGTATGCCAGATAAAAATTACATATGCCCCGTTTGTTTAAACGGTGAAGATTCTGTAGCAGGTAAAGGAAACATGAAAAATGGGGCATGGGTAATTGATCACTGTCACGATACTGACACATTTAGAGGATGGTTATGCCACAAATGTAATAGATCATTGGGTGGCTTTGATGACAGTGAAGAAGTGCTACAACGGGCAATACAATATTTAAAAGAACATAAGGAGAAACTAAATGAAGCTGACACTTGATGTCGAAAACACTGTTACACACAGGGACGGTAAGATGCACCTTGATCCGTTTGAGCCTACCAATTCACTTGTAATGGTTGGTATGTTGACTGATCAAGGACAGTGTTTGACGTTTCCGTTTGATCACTCTGACCGTCCCAATCAGGACAACTACTACGAGCGTGTGCAGATGATGCTGGATGAAGCTACCATATTGATATGCCACAATGCTCCTCACGATCTTGTTTGGCTGTGGGAGTCAGGTTTTAAGTATGATGGCCCTGTGTTTGATACGATGCTAGCAGAGTATGTTATGCAACGTGGGCAGAAAGAACCGCTGTCGCTTGAGGCATGTGCGCAACGCTATGAATTAAGTTGGCAGAAGCAGGATACCCTGAAAGAATATTTCAAACAGGGCATAAGCACTAGAGACATACCTTACAATGAACTAACGGAGTATCTTGTGGCTGATCTTCACGCAACACAGGAGTTGTCTGACAGGCAATATGCAAAGCTATTAAGCAAAGAGTATGCAGGTCTGATGGACACTGTTGTACTGTCTAATCAAGTTGCTGTCGTGCTGGCTAAGATTTATCAGCGTGGGTTCAAGGTAAACGAGAGTGTGCTGGAAGATGTACGTGTCGAGTTTGAGAACGAAAAGCAGACACTGACAGGTGAGTTAGAGACTATGGTTCACAAGTTGATGGGGCATCGTCACGTCAATCTCAATAGCCCAGAGCAGTTGTCTCAAGTTATATACAGTCGCAAGCCCATTGACAAAGCTATGTGGCAAAACAACTTTGATCCGTACATGTCAAAGGAGTCATACAAAGCTGTGATGAAAGAGAACAGCGAGATTGTTTACAAAAAAGAACCACAAAAGTGTCACACCTGTGACGGTTCAGGCAAGGTGTATCGCACCCGGAAAGATGGAAGTAAGTATGCAAGGCCAAACAAATGTAAAGTTTGTGATGGGAAAGGGTACGTGTTTGTTGAGTCAGAAAGGGTTGCTGGACTACGTTTTACTGCACCGGATGCCAAGTGGGTCAGTGCTAATGGTTTCACAACTAGCAAGACACACCTTGAGATACTTGAAGGATTTGCACGTCAGCATGATATGCAAGACGCAATCAGTTTCTTGAATAAAGTAAAGCGTTTGAGTGCGCTAGACACTTACCTGTCATCATTCGTTGACGGCATAAATACCTACAGAAAGGCAGACGGTAAACTGCATGTCCGTCTCTTACAGCACCGCACGGCTACAGGTCGCTTCTCTGGTGCTGATCCAAACATGCAGAACATGCCACGTGGTGGAACATTCCCTGTAAAGAAAGTGTTCGTATCACGTTGGGAAGGTGGCAAAATTATGGAAGCTGACTTTGCACAGTTAGAATTTAGGGCTGCTGCTTTCCTATCACAAGATGGAGTTGCAATTGAAGAAGTTTCTACTGGATTTGATGTACACGCATACACCGCTAAAGTTATTACCGATGCTGGTCATTTC